GCAATCGACACCTCTTGGGGTACATCCGGCAGTAAGACCGGTAAGACTTTGTCGGTGTCTTCTTCTGATGTTGCGACCAAGGCAACCTTTATGGTGGAAGTAACCCTGTAAGGAGGAATATATGAGAGCTGTAGCACAGTTTACCATTATAAATCTTTGTGATGTTATAACCTCCGAAACTGCTCCCGAAAACCCGTATGTCGGTATGCTGTGGGTAAACACTACTACAGTTCCACCGGAAACTATGGTGTGGGATGGACTCGGTTGGGTAGTTCAAAATAATATTGAAGAGCTACGTACAACCGTTTCTACTCACACTTCACGTTTCGGTGAGTTTCAGACTTCTGTAGATGGTCTTACAAGTTATGTTTCAAACCTTACGAAAACAGTAGAAACCGTAAGCGGTGACCTATCAGGTGAAAAAGAAACTGTTCTTGAAATGCAGGAGCAAATCTCCGAACTGGAACACACAGTTAGTGGTCTCTCCCTTACCATGACTGAGCAATACGCCGGTGGTATAAATCATATAAAGAATTCCGCCGGACTTAATGGCATTACCGATGATTGGGTAACTTCTGGAACGGTATCTACTGATACTTCTACTGATGTTCAAAGCAATACAACCTCCGATTCATCCTTTGTGCTTGGTGATTCCTCTACTCTCAAACAGACTGTAACTGGATTAATAACGGGTACTTCTTATACGATTTCTATTCGTGCAAAAAAAACTTCATCGGGTTACTCGTCATATTTCTATGTGAAATATAACGGTTCAAAAATCAAATATCTGTTCAGCAGTTCTTCCACTTTTGAATGGACTGAATATACCGCTGTTTTACCCGATGTACAGGACAGCACAATATTGATTTACGCATATAACCGTCTTGCAAATCTCTATATCTCCGACATCATTTTAGCAGAAGGAACGGCAATCCATAAATGGACTCCCGCTCCTAATGAGATTTATACCACCGAAGTAAAAATCGACCGTAGAGGTATCGAGGTTTCAAATGCAGACTCTGCTCAAAGAACAGTTATTAATAATACCGAGTTCTCCGGTTATTACAACGAAGAAAAAATATTCACACTAAATAAGGACGAAACGATTACAAAGAAAACTACCGTGGATGGTGAACTTACCGTCGGTAAAACAAAGTTTGTCCCGATGGCAACTGCATCTGAAGGTCTTAACATCGTAGTCCTTGATTAAACAAGAAAGGAGTTACTATGGCTATAAGCGGTAGTTTTTCAAATTATCCCGCAAGCGGGTTCGGATTGTATTGTACTTGGTCAGCAAGTCAAAGTGTAACCGGTAACTATTCAGACATAACTCTTAACGTCTATTTGAAGCATTACAGTATTTATGTCGGCGCACGTGACGATGCCGTTGTTTCAATAAACGGAACTTCCGAAACATACTCCACACCGGCTATTTCACAAAGTACAGAAACAGCAAGTACAACCCTTTTGAAGTCGAAAACAGTGCGTGTTTCGCACAACATAGATGGTACAAAATCGGGTGTTGCACTTTCTGCTTCTTGGAGATTTAGCGGTACTTATGCCGGGGTATCAATTGGTACTATTACGGCTTCAACAACAATCACGCTTGATTCCCTTGATCGTACTGCGCCGACTGTTTCATGTACAGTTTCCAATATAACCGCTAATGGTTTTAAGATTTCTGCCACCTCATCTGCAACTGCAGACATTTGGCAGTACAGTACTAACGGCGGTACAAGCTGGACACAGTTCTCCACATCTGCGGGGACAAGTGCAACCTATACACTTTCATCACTTACACCGAACACAACTTATTCCGTTAAGGCTCGCGCAAGAAAGAAATCCAATCAGGTATACGGAATGTCAAGTGCGGTATCCACAAAAACTTTAGGTGGTTCAACAATTGGAAGTGTATCCACATTAACCGCTGACACAACAACGGTAAGCATCAGCATAAATACAACGGTTTATAATGCTTCATACACGCACACCCTCCAAATCAAGAATGGTTCGTCAACATATGTGGAAATAACAGGTCTATCCTGGGCAAAAGGTACTGCCACAAGAACTATTACCCTGACTGCTGCACAAAAAACTTCACTCTTGACAGCAATGGCTTCTATAAAATCATTTACAGGTACTTTTGCTCTCATTACCTATAGTGGCTCAACTCAGATTGGAACAACGGCTACGAAAACTGCAACTGTACAAACAACAGCTTCAAGTTCTGCGCCATCAATGAGTAACTTTTCTTGCCGTGACGGAAGAAGTAATACCTCAAACTTAACCGGTGATGACCAGTTATATATTCAAAGCTACTCTTATTTATATGTCACGCCTGGAACAGTAACGGCAAAAAATAATGCTACAATTGCTTCTTATTCCGTAACTTGCAATGGTGTAACCCAATCAAATACAACGGGTGCGGAAATCAATCTTGGAACGGTATCAAAATCAGGATCTGTAGACGTTGTTGTTACTGCTACAGACTCCCGTGGGTATACAGTTAGCCTTACCCAAAAAATAACGGTTATCGCTTACGAGAAACCAAAGGTATCATCCATTACATTACGCCGTACCAATGATATAGAAGCCGAGATGCAGCTAACCTTTAATGGTTCGATTTCACCCGTTACCATTGATGGAACTCAAACAAACAGCCTGTTATACGTTCAGTACCGTTATAAGAAAACAAGTGCAACAACCTACGGCTCGTATACGAACATAACCTCATCCGTAACCAAGAGCGGCGCAAATTTCTCATATACGAATTTAGAGTTGTGTGAACTTGATGCTAATTCATCGTATGATTTCCATTTATACATACGTGATCAGCTAAACACGCTATCAGCATTAAACCTTTATATAACAGTTCCCCAAGGTACACCACTTGTTGCGCTCCGAAAGCAGAAGGTGGGAATAAACAACCCCAGCCCCACTGTTGCTCTTGATGTAGCAGGAGATGCTAAGGTTTCGGGTACACTCACGGCTTCAACAGTAACAGCAACAACCCTTAATGGTTCACTTGCTCCCTCAAAGTTATCATCTGCAGTAACTATCGCAAAGGGTGGTACGGGTGCTACTACCGCAGCCGGGGCGGCCACCAACATTGTTGGAGGACAAGATATCACCCCCAGATCTATCTCCGTTACAGGTAACAGATATTACATCGACGACCTTTACGGACTTAATATGCAGAATTCCGATGTTGTTGGTGTTAACGGTATATACTTTGGTGATGCAGTTGACTCTCAAGGTGAGGGATTAAACTTCTATCGTAGTGCTACTACTTGGGACAGACTTTACTCATATGCGGGAACGTTGTATTATTCACCCAATGTTGCTACGGACACCCATCCCGGAACAAGATACACCGTGTATCATTCCGGCGGTTCCACAATCCCTCTTACCAAGGGTGGAACAGGTGGTACTACTGCAGCAGATGCTCGAACCAACCTTGGTATAGCAAGCACCTGGCTTTGGAACGGCTCTCTCTCAAGCGGAAGTATTACCTTTAATTATGGCTCTTATAAAGCCTATGCTATTCTTGGAAATCCGAGTTCAGGTTCAGCAAAGGTAGGTTTATTCCTGCCCAAAAATATGGTTTTAACATATAATACGCAGTTTCAGTTGGCAGACGAATCGAACTACAAAACATTCAATGTAATGTATTCGGGAACAACGGTTACGCTTACTGCAGGCGATGGAAGTGGAATTATAACAAATGTTTACGGTATAAACTAAGGAGGCAGAAATGAAGATTACAGTTGATAACGAAGGCTTCATTGAGAACTATGCAACTCTTGGAGAAATCATCGATAGTACCGAAATAGACGAGCCCACAGATCTTGAACATTTTGAACGTAACCATCGATCCTACCGCCTCAAAGACGGTAAACTCTTATTTGATGAAGAGCGATTTGTTGTCCTTCAGAATGAAGCTGAAAACATACGTCTTCGTAATGAACGTGATAAGGAATGTTTCTCTGTTATAAATCGAGGGTGGTTATGGTATGACACACTCACAGAAAAGCAGACTAAGGAACTGCGTAAATGGTATAAAGACTGGCTCGATGTAACCGAAACCAAGAAAAAACCCAACAGACCATCGTGGCTGAAATAAGGAATTATGGCACTCCGATATGGGTGCCTTTTTCATATTCAAATCAAAGAAGGAGGAAACGCCAATGGTAATCAATCTTACCACTGTCGCGGCTACGATTACTGCTCTCGGAGTTATTTTCGGTGCTGTGTTCGGCATCTACAAATGGTTCCTTAAGCAGGAAAAGCAAGACCGTGACATCAAAGCCATAAAGGAAGAACAGACCGTGCTTGTTCACGGTGTCCTTGCTTGCCTTATGGGTTTGAAGGAACAGGGGTGCAATGGCCCCGTAACAGAAGCCATTGAGAAAATCGAAGAGTACATCAACAAACAGGCACACAAGTAAAGGAGGTACGTGCTATGACAACATTTGATATCGCTATCGTTCCCGCATTGGCGGCAATCGTCTACACCATTATCGACATTGCGAAAACAGCTATGGGCAGTGATGAAAGGTTCAGAAGATTTATCCCTCTCATTGCCTGTGTTCTCGGTGCAATATGCGGTGTAATCGCATTTTATTTTGTTCCCGGTGTTATGGGAACGGACAATCTGCTCGTTGCTATTGTCCTCGGTTCAGCAAGCGGACTTTCTGCAACGGGTACAAACCAGGCAGTAAAACAGCTTACAAAAAAGGAGGAAAAGTAAATGAAACTTCATAAGCTCATTCTAACCGAAAACGCCTGCTATAAGGCTGGTAAAAAAATCACCGTCAAGGGTATTATGGTTCATTCCACGGGTTGTAATAATCCTTGGCTCTGGCGTTATGTCGGCCCCAATGACGGCAAACTCGGTGAAAACAAGTATAACACCCATTGGAACACCTACCATCCCGGCGGTCGTGAAGTATGCGTTCACGCCTTTATAGGCAAACTCGCTGACGGATCTATTGCAACGTACCAGACATTGCCGTGGAATCACCGTGGTTGGCACGCAGGTGGTTCGGCAAATAATACCCACATCGGATTTGAAATCTGTGAGGATGATTTGACCGATGCTACATACTTCAACAAAGTCTATCGTGAAGCTGTGGAACTTTGTGCATACCTTTGTAAGGAGTATGGCCTCACCGAGAAGAACATCATCTGTCACAGCGAAGGTTACAAGCAGGGCGTTGCTTCAAACCACGCAGACGTTATGCACTGGTTCCCTAAGTACGGAAAGTCTATGGATACCTTCCGTGCTGATGTAAAGGCATTGCTCGGAAAGAACTCTGAAACAGTCACCAAGGATGATACTACCGTGTATCCCGAAAAGCTGACCACCGGCTATTACCGTGTACGTAAGTCCTGGAAGGATAGTAAGTCCCAGGTAGGTGCTTACCGTGTTCTCTCTAATGCAAAAGCTACCGCCGACAAAAATCCCGGTACTTACGTATTTACCAACGATGGTAAAGCAATTTATCCTACAGCAACACAGACAACGTACCGTGTCCATACTGTAGTGACCGGCGACAGCCTTTGGAAAATCGCGCAGAAGTACCTCGGTGACGGTAACCGATATCCCGAAATCAAGTCGCTCAACGGTCTTACTTCCAACACCATCTACAGCGGATGGAAACTGAAAATACCTAACTAACACTATGCCCATCGAGGAGAAATCTTCGGTGGGCATATTTTTTTTGCACATTTTTTGATTTTGGGTGGAAAAACAAATTCAAAATGTCCAACCAGGGGGTGAAGAACACTAAAAGCGAGGTCAAAATATGCAAAAAGAAAATGAAATCATCGCCCTCCAAAAGCAAGGTTATGGCTATAGACGTATTGCTACTATGCTTGAACTTCCGATAAACAAGGTGCGCTATTTTTGCGAAAAGAATCCTTATAACTCTAATAATAAAAAGTGTCTTAACTGTGGTATCGCAATCAAAAACACACCACATAAACGTGAAAAGAAGTTCTGTTCAGATAAATGCCGTATGGATTGGTGGAATTCTCACCCTGAACTTGTAAACCGTAAAGCAATGTATCACCTTATCTGTAGCCATTGCGGTAAACCTTTTGATGCCTACGGAAAGGCAAACAAAAAATACTGTTCTCGTGCTTGTTATGCTGATGCCAGACGTAAAGGAGGAAGCAACAATGAGTGATGAACTCTTCCGTCGCATTCTTCTTTATAAAACCACAATGGCTACTATCAAGAAAATGCTTGAAAATGGCTTAATTACTCCCGAAGAATACGCCATAATTGACACAAAAATTGCCGAGAAATATGCCTTAAATTCGTCTGTTATATATCGCTGATAACCGTTGACTTATCAGGGATTTAGAGTGATATATATGATGACAATAAGGAGGTATATATGGATAGAAATGTAGAAAGGGTGGTATTCAATACACCTAAAAAGCCAAAGGCAACAAAAGTTGCTGCCTATGCACGTGTTTCAAGTGGCAAGGATGCAATGCTTCATTCCTTATCGGCTCAGGTCAGTTATTATTCTAACCTCATTCAAAATCACGAGGGCTGGTTGTATGTTGGAGTTTACAGAGACGAAGGAATAACGGGCACTAAAGAACAGAGGAACGGGTTTCAAAGGCTTATGAACGATTGCCGAGCCGGGAAAATTGACCTAATAATAACAAAGAGTATTTCACGCTTTGCACGAAATACAGTCACATTACTTGAAGCGGTTAGAGAGCTCAAATCTTTGGGAATCGGAATACTTTTCGAGGAACAGAACATTAATACCCTCACAGCTGAAGGAGAATTTATGATTACAATTCTCGCATCCTATGCTCAAGAGGAGAGCCTATCAGCAAGCGAAAATCAGAAATGGCGTGTAAAGAAAAACTTTGAAGAAGGTAAACCCTGGACGGGAAAGATGCTCGGTTACCGTTATGATCACGGCACATATAGAGTTATCCCCGAAGAGGCCGAAACTGTTAAACTGATTTTTTCAACCTACCTTAAAGGGAAAGGGATAATTTCCATTGTAAATATGCTCAACGCCAAAGGAATCCCTTCTCCGAACAGTGAAAAATGGAGTCAAACCACGGTAAGAAAAATACTCAGCCAATACACCTATACAGGAAACTTGCTGCTACAGCGATTTTACCGTAATAACCATCTTGAAAAAATCACAATGGTTAATCACGGCGAATTGCCGATGTACCACGTTGAGGGGTGCCACGAACCTATTATCCCACTTGAAGAATTCACAGCCGTCCAGAATCGCCTTGCAGAACAAGCCGAAAAGTTCAATAAATCCAAAGGCACTAAAAAACTATACCCTTTTACAGGACGAGTTGTGTGCGCCGGATGTGGAAAGAACTTCAAAAGAAGGACCACGCCTACTACTGTCACCTGGGTTTGCCCAACTTACAATTCACAAGGTAAATCCGCTTGTGATGCAAAACAGATTCCCGAAGAAACACTTATCAAAACATGCAAAGAAGTCCTCGGTGTTGAGGATATTACTACGGAGTTGCTCTACAGCCGTTTAACGGCTATACGAGCCGATAAAAACAACACACTAATATTCTGTTTCCGTGACGGAAAAGAAATCGTTAAACGATGGAAAGACCGTTCACGCTCGGAAAGTTGGACTCCTGAAATGAGAGCCGAGGTAAGCAGACGAAGAAGGGAGAGTATGGTTAATGGCTAAAACCGTCACAAAGATACCCGCCACGATAAACCCTATTACACGAATGCCCATAATGGGAAGGCGTAAACGCCGTGTTGCGGGATATGCGAGAGTATCCACAGATAAAGATGAACAGTTTAGCTCATATGAAGCACAGGTCGATTACTACACAAAATACATACAGGCTAATCCTGAATGGGAGTTTGTCAAGGTTTATACCGATGAGGGCATTTCAGCAACAAGCACAAAACGCCGAGACGGCTTCAATGAAATGATTAATGATGCGCTTAACGGTAAAATAGACCTCATTGTAACCAAGTCCGTCAGTCGTTTTGCTCGAAACACGGTCGATAGTTTGACTACAATTCGCAAACTCAAAGAAAAGATGGTCGAGGTCTATTTTGAAAAAGAAAACATATGGACTTTTGAATCTAAAGGTGAGTTGCTTCTCACAATCATGTCCTCTATTGCACAAGAGGAGAGCCGATCCATCTCCGAAAACATAACCTGGGGTAAAAGGAAAAGCGCATCGGACGGAAAAGTCAGCCTTGCATATAAATATTTCCTTGGCTACGATAAAGGCCCCAACGGACTTGTTATAAATGAAGAGCAAGCCGTAATTGTCCGTCGTATATACCGAGATTTCATTGCCGGAAAAACAACTTGGACAATAGCAGAAGAGTTGACTGCCGAGGGTATATTAACTCCCGGAGGTAAAGAACAATGGCGTACAACAACCGTTGAAAGCATCCTCACAAACGAGAAATACAAAGGGGCAGCACTTCTACAAAAAACTTTCACGGTTGACTACCTTTCAAAGAAAGTAAAAGTAAATGAGGGAGAGGTTCCCCAATATTACGTCGAGGATAGCCACCCCGCCATCATACCCCCTGATGAATGGGATAGGGTTCAAAAGGAAATCGCAAGACGTAGAAGCCTTGGGCGCAAGTATAGCGGGAACGGCATTTTTGCAACACGCATTGTATGCGGTGAATGCGGTGCATATTATGGGGCAAAGGTATGGAATTCCAACGATAAATACCGCCGTGTTGTATGGCAATGCAACGATAAGTTCAAAGGCAAAGGTAAAGATAAATGTACCACTATCCACCTTTCTGAGGATGAAATCAAGCGTAGATTTATAACCGCATTCAATATCCTTTTTGATAGCAAAGACGAGGTTATTGCAAATTGTGAGATGGTCGCAAGGCTCTTCTCCGACACTACGGATCTTGACGAAAAGAAGGATACCTTATTACAAGAACTTGAGGTTGTTTCGGAGCTTATTCAAAAGCTGATTGATGAGAACGCTTCTCAGGCACAAGACCAAGGCGATTATATGGCTCGGTATAACGCCTATGTAAAACGGTACGAGAGTTTCAACGAAAAGTTCAAAACCATAGAACAAGAAATCCTTGTCCGAAAAGGACGAGCCGATGCCTTTGATGATTTTATAAGGGTCTTTGCCACAGTTGAGGACAAACTTCTTGATTTTGATGACAACCTATGGGTACTTACAATCGATAAAGTAAAGGTAATGCCGAACGGTGAACTTCGTTTTGTTATCCAAAACGGAGCATAAATTATCGCCTGAACTCAACGTCCATAAAGCTCCTGTGCATTTTCACGCAGGAGCCTTATTGGTTATTCTTCTTCGTCATTGATTAATCCATCAACTCCCTCGGTATCTTCGTCTCCGATAGTATCATCAATGTCATCGACATCATCGAATACAATACTCTCGTAGGCATCGTCATCACCAAAGGTTTCATCCGCTACAAACGACATTTCTTTAGCATACAGTTTATTCATAGAAAGGCGTTGCTCAAGGTTCTTTTTCTTACCGTTATATGCAATTATCATTGCCTCGCAGACACCTAAAGAACCTGGGCGTCGGTCTTTTGCGTTACGCATTAGTTGCTTGATAGATAATGCGCCAACCTTATCTTTGAAAATATCTTCATCAAGGCGACCGCGATATGTTACAACAAGCTTGGCGGTGGCATTCAGAATATTTGCTGCAAAAGAGTTGGAATCGCCCTCCCAGGCTCCAATACAAAGACGAAGAACACGATTCAAGACGTGATACCCGTATTTAGAATATATGGCCTCCAAGGTTGAAACCGCACAGATAGAACCTGGTGCTTTCTTACGAGAAATACGTAATCCATACGATTCTACAAGCCCTTTGATTGTAAGTTGGTCATTATTACCCGCCTCTACATTAGCTGTAAAAACTTCGTGGGGATTTAGGCTTTTTACAAACTTCTGCTGATTTGCAAAAATATCAGCTTCGTGTTCGTAACATAAGTCATCATAAATCATGCACCAAACGGGTGTATCTCTCGAGCCTGATACCATTGCTACAATCTCAATGGTGTGCTGACCATTAAAGACGTAGTTTATGCCGTTTCTTCGACTTACTTTTACGGGATTAATTTGATAAAGGTCGAAGTTCTCCGCAGCACGAATAACGTGTTGTTCTGAAAGGCTACGCTGATAATCCTGGTTTGACACAAGATTTTTAATTGGGATTTTCTCGAAATAGACATTGGGGACAAATTCCATAAATTCATCCATTTAATCATCCTCCTCCGCTTTTAACGCCAACTCATATGCGGTATCGGCGAGTTCGGTCAAAGCCTCTATCAACCGCTTCCGTGCACCCTTTGAAATGATTTCAAAATCAGTATGTTTTTCAGAACGTTTAATAGAGCTTATCCACGAGGGTATCGTTAAAGACAGTTCTGTTATGGATGCGTCGGGGTCGAACGCAGGCATTTCCTTTATACTGGTTGCAGTAGTACCGCTTGGTGCATAAGTAGGCTCACTGCTTTGGGGCCTCTGTGGCTGATTGCCATACTGAAAATACGGTACTTTAGTTGTGCTCATACGATTGTTAATACGAATGAGCTCCTCGGTTGGCTGTTTAGCCATACCTACAATGGTTGCGTGTGATAACTTGACTCTGCCGGATAGAATCTTTGGAACAAGTTCAGGTACTTTTGAGCCAATAGCTTCAAGTGCTCTTGTATAAATAGCATACTTTTCGACCGTACCAAAGGATATATTATTTTCCTCTGCGATTTTTGTAGCAGTTCGATGTCCGGTGCGGTAACCTCGTGCAAATTTACCATTTTCATCACGTGTCACCTCTTCTTCAGTTCCACGCACACGTATTATGTATTGGTTTGAGCCTTTGGGATATTTGAGATGGTTAACATATTTCTCCGTCTCATATTGCATTCCGATTAGAAATTTACGGGCTTCTTCGGTTATATTCTTTCTCTTTAACTGACGCGAACATATCCAAGCAATCGCTTCTTCTTTACATGAAAAGTCTAATTCCTCAATTGAAAAAGGAATGCCAAACTTGTGACATATCGCGTAGCGATTATGCCCGTCTATAATAAAGCCATCCCACACAAGTATGGGTTCTTTACAGCCCTCTGCTTTTATGCTTTGTTCAAGTGTTAAATACTCCTGACGACGCAATGGGCGGATGAGATTTTTGAAATCTCTATCAGTTTTAAGAGTTATAATTTTATCTTCCATAGTCCCTCCTTATGACTCAATACGCGTGATTGTATCTAAAGAATATACAACCATTTTCTCAGAGGGAATGAATCTTCCTGTAATACGATAAGAACAATTTTTTTCGAGTTCTCCGGTAACCTCAAGGAGTTTATTCATAAAGGGTTGACTGTATATTTCGTATGAGTTATCTGACTCCATTAAATGCTGTTTTACCCGATGAGCATCTTTCTTCGGCGTTGCATTGTCGTGCGCTTTTACAGCCACAAGTCTTTTAACTGGATTCACCAACAAGTCAAGATATTTTGGATCGCCAACGGCTCGTATAGTGGATTTATGTATTCGTATGCGGGACTTTTTTAAATCGAATGACATTGTTTCTATATTATCTGACATTAATTTGTACCTCCCTCTGTTTCGGATGCGCCGTCAGTTTCAGTCGCATCTCCTTCTTTTTCGTTTTCTTTAACCGCTATAATCGCATAACCGTCAAATATATTAATCTGCATTGATTGACGGTGTTCGTTGTACGACAAACCAAACTGATCCTGCCATTCTGCCGGGAATACGGGTGTTCTTGATGTTCTTGGTTTCTGACCTTCCGTAAAAGTACGCTGATACACCTCGGTAGCCGTCAGGTCAAACGCCAGCAAATATTCATCATTAGCGTGTATAAGCTTTCCGAGTAGCTTGTACCTATAATCAGGATTCCACTCCATCATTGTAACCACCTTTGCAAAAAACAGCTTGCAAGTAATCGGCTTCGGTTTGCGTTTTCCTTTATTTGTAGTACTGCACCATTGAAAAGAGTCTCGCGCTCCTTCCGGGCAGGGACGAAGAGCGAGTATCTTCTTTTGACGGTTAATAAGCACCTGGGCATAATCCGATGTTGGGAATTTTGCAAGACAAGCGGTATTAACTTGAAACTTACAATTATTAAAGGTTACTGATGGTTCTCTTAAATGGGCAAAAAACTCACGACGCACTACCTGGAAACCATCAAAATCAAAGTCTTCTCCAAGTTCAAAAAGTTCATCGTGTTTGCCGAGCACAAGTGTTGCGTCTGCTGAATCGTTTTCTGTTGTAGGTATATCACCCGGTTCTTCAACAGATTTCAACAGTTGAGCCAGCGTATTATTTCCGTTATTGTCATTCATTTAGTTTACCTCCTGTGGGGACACCGCACTCAACTCACTTTTAATATAAAGCCTTAAGTCCTCATATCCGGTTACATTCAGCTTTTTACCGGTTTCGTATAGCTGTCCCTCAATACGTAGTTTCCACTCATCTTCGCTTTGAGCTTCAAGTTCTGCCAGGGTTTGTTCATGCAAATAGTATTGTTTACCGAAATTTGCTGTCCACTCTTTGGGTATACCTCTTATGAGTTTACCTGAGGGCATAAAAGGTTGAACTGTTGGCTCTTTGCCGTCTTCTGATGTATGCCCCGGCAGTACATAAGGTTTGAAGAATGCCTCCGTATTTACGGTATCAAAAATATAAGCAACCTCGGAATCCTGCTCGTACAAAGAACCTGTTATACGGTATTTATAATCAGAGTTCCAACCGAATATCGAAAAGAGAGTTTCACTAAAGGCGGCGGTAGATATATCTTTAGGAACATAGTTTCCACCCTCGTTATTTGAGCAGATTACTCCTTGTCGGTTATCTTTATCGGTAGTTCGTATAGCGAACATTCGTGTAATAGGATTAACAAGAAACTCAACTGTGTTTTTCGCACCGAGCTTTCGAGTCACGGTTTTACTGAATTTGATTTTTTTATGCATAAACGTCACAAATGGTTTCTGCTGTGTATCAAAAAGTTCCGCACGTGCTATTTCAAATCCTCTCATATCGAAGTCACCTGCTTCAACCTCTATCTGTATTTCTTTCGGTTCACTTGATGAAACAGAAGCTTCATTATCTGTTTGTGCATATATACTCTGTGCTGCTTGGAAATAATCTTGCTCACCAAAAGCTGCCCAACGTGGGTTGATTACAACAAATCCTTTCAGTATTCCGCTATCAAGCACTCGAAGTTCAGGCAAGTAGGACTTATTCTTGAACCTCGCATTATCGAGCATTCGTTGTACGGCTATAAAATCATCCCTTGAAACAATAGCTTCGTGATGATTAAAATAATGGCTTTGCGGACGATCTCCTCGATTTTTTACAGATTTATGAGTACGAAAGTTCGGTGTGAATGTTTTTCTTGTCAACACATCACCACAATGCCTTTCATTACGCAAAATCTGCACTATGCTACTCGACGTCCACTTGATATTCCCAAGATAGGATTTGCGACCGAGAGCGATTAACGCATCTGCTATTTGCTGCGTTGAATAGCCGTAGAGATACATATAAAATACAAGTTTGACCGTTGGGGCCTCGTCAGGGTTAATGATAAGCCCTCCTTCGGAATCGTGTTTGAATCCGAGAAGTTTGGGAGTCAGAGGGATACCGTTATCAAGACGCATACGTAGCGATGTTTCCATACTACGGCTTCGTGTATGCGATTCTTCCTCCGCCATTGTTGCGACAAAGGAAAGTGCCATAGCAGAGTCATCATTCAAGGAGAAAATACATTCTGACTCGAAGAACACACCTACCGGGTGCTTCAGTTCGGCAAGTTCACGTACAATACCGATACTTACAAGGATGTTTCTTGCCAAACGTGATACGCTTTTCGTTATTATCAAGTCAATTTTTCCTGCTCGGCAATCAGCCAGCATCTTCATACATTCCGCACGATTTTCAAGCATAGTACCGCTGATACCCTCATCGGCATAAATCTTAACAAGGGTCCAATGCGGGTGATGCTTTACAAAATCCTCATAGTATCTTTTTTGGAGTTCGTATGAAGTAGTTTGCCTTACATCATCGGTAGATACGCGAACATAGATAGCAACACGCATTGGTGTTTCATTATCATAATAGTCGACCCTTTTCTTTTCCGGTATATATTCATAATTTTCCGGGTCAACCTGTACGTGCATTCGTCTGCGAGTACGTTCACGTTCTTGTTCTTTTTGGGTCTTCCTACTGTTATCAATCATGCAATGCCCCCTTTAACTCTTCTTCGCTATCGGGTAACAACTCCCAACCGGGATACGGTAAGAAGAAAGAGTCTTTATTATCGTTCTGATAATACGATGCCAATGTGAAGATGTCCTCTGAAATAAAGTAAATACCAATTGGGTGTTTCTGCTTTGCAAGTATTCTCGAACAGAAAGTAACCTCGTGTATTTTCTTTGATACATTTGAGACTTTTTGCGTAATGATGAGATCCACTTTGCCTTCCATAGCATCTGTCAAAAGCCTACTCCATTCGGGAGCATTCTCCATATTAGGTGCTGTAGCTCCCTCATCAATATAAAAGTCAACAAGAGTCCATTTTGGACATAATGCAATGGTATCCGCAAACTGTTTTTTGTGATAAGAAAGGTAGTTGTCATATTTCGTCTGATTAAAGTAACGAATATAAATACCTACCTTAAACGGCACATTAGTCGCAGGACGTTCACGACGGATACTACCAAGCCAAGCTTTATGCTGTGCTATTTGAATTGCACGGTCAGAGTCGTCTCCAAAGGTTACTGCAAACGTGGGCGTTGCAATAGCACTCAATTGATTAAATACTTCTATTT